ATGCCGGTGACCGGACTTGAACCGGTTTATATGGATATAAAGGGATTCCTTGAAAATACTGGGTTTTCTTGGAATCCCCTTATTTTATGCGACTTACATGGTTTTAATAATTGTAGTTATCTATAATGTTTTTATGCTTTCTTGCTATGCTTAAAGCACTATGCAACACGAAATGCAACACGAAAATCACTCCACATACCACCGTTCCATAGCGCCATTGTCTCCCTTCGCGTGCCAACACGCACCCTCGTATTCGCCGGACTCCTCAAGATAGAACCAGTCGCCCGTACCGGTCTTGGAGCCATCAAACTGCACCCAACCGGTCAGCATATAGCCGGACGCGCCGAAGAGGTAATAATGGTGATTGATGGTTTTCCAACACAGTTTTGGATAGGATCCATCCGCATTCCGCCACCACCAGCCATGAGAGTCGTGTATCCAGCCTTCCGGCAGATTCGCTGTCTCTTTCTCCCATGTTGCCATGAAAGCCTGTGGAGTGGCATATAGAGCTTTGATTTTCTTTGTACTACTGCCCCAGTCTGGCAACTGGAAGTGTGGCCTGTCCGGGATAGATTTCCAGTTACCGCCCCACTCAAGTCCGAGGGAAACTCCGATCGCACCTACACGGGAAAAGAAACCGTCAGCGTCATAGTATGCGCCACGGCCGTCAGCCCGGTAGATATCAAAGGCCGTCCCCCACTGGTGGAAGGAGCTGTAACTGGATCCGCGAGCGTTCGTCACCTTGTTGCCCGGTTTTGTTCTTCCCTGGGCATAAAATGCGTCTTGCTCCGCCACAGTGCGGAAGGTTTCGCCGATCTTGATTTTTAATCCCTGATCGGCGCATTTCTGTATCAGCTCAACCGCGAGTTTCTGAAGCCGCGGATGGCATAATGTAATATCTCTCATGTAATCACCCTCTAATAAAACTCGATATATCCACCAGGACCAATATACGGCGCAGTTCCGCCCATTATCAGCGCATTAGCAAATGTAAATGTCAAATATATGTGATGATAGTAATTTCCGCTTGACGCATAGCTTGATTCCTCCAACAGTTCCGCTGTCAAAATTTTCCCGAGATCCAATTTGACTGTTCCAGTGCTTTCCACAAGCCTTATTCCTCGCCCCACAAATGATTGTATGTCAGCAGTGCTCATTGTCGCAGATGTAAAACTCGACTTTGGTTTACGCTCATTCACTAGCATCAGAAGCATTTCGTTAAGTTTTATGCTGAGGGCGAAATAGTTATCTGTGCGGCTATTCCCGTTCACAAGTCGGTTATCTGATGGTGTCCAGATGCTACTATAACATCCAGGAGAATCGGTGTCGTAATTTCTCTTGAAAACAGTCTGACATGTTGGATATTTATACTCACTCCACAGCATTTCGACTGTTTTTGGACTTGTACGAGTCTGCAAGTTCGCACTCGTGCCGTTTGAAAGCCCTGTCATATAGCTTGTGCAAGTAAAATAATATGTGGTACTCGGGGTCAGTCCGGTAATGTCCACATAGTTATCTCCACCTGCCTGATTCGGGTTGTTCCCAGCTCCACGATACACTTCTGATCCGCCGCTCGTTCCCGGTGTGCCGGACGTGGACATCCGCACGATGATACCCTGCCACGGTCCTTTCGCTGGGTTCTTCCAGCTAATTCGGATCGTGTTGTGGGAGCGGGCGGCTGCGCTAAAAGATATTGCGGACTGGGTTTCCATTGTACCAGTGCGGAGAACGCCGTCTTTCCAGTATGTTTTTCCTTTAACGACATAGCGATCTTCCGCTGTAGCTCCGCTTGTCTGGCTTGCCAGGTTCCTCGCCGATACGGAGCCACCGGTATAATGTCCTTCTGATAAGGTCACGGACTCCCCGGCGGAAAGTGTTCTGGACAGTTTTCCACGCTCCGGCATTGTGCCGGTAACTGCTTCATCGTCGCTGTCGCTGGTGACGGCCGTCACGCCTGCGAGTACCTGATTTCGTTTTGCTGTGCAGTCATCGGATCCGGCACCGGACCCGCCATACTGCTTTAAAAAGGCATCTGCCATTTTATTTCTCCTTTCTTATTATTGTCACAATTTTATTTTCTTTACGTTTATATTGGTGTAGGGTTCCATGCCCCTACGACCTTTTTCTTTTGGCGGCACCCCGCTTTCCCCAGGTGCCGCCGTTTTTGTGTCTTCCTGCCCTCGCTCAAATATAAATTCATGCTCGAAGCAACAGTCGAAAGAATTGGAACATATATACTGGAAATACAGTAGGCGTTGTTTCGTGACGCAACGGTTTACTCAATCAGACTCCTCTCACGTAGCGCTTGAAAAGTCAGTCATTGAAATCACTTTCCACGGACTCCAACTTTCCCATGAAAGTGCTCTATAATATATTTTTCCGGCAGTTTTATCGCCCATATCCTCTACGATGAAAGTTAAATATCCGTTAGTCTTTTCTGCATTGGCCCAAGAACCAAAAACATGTATATGTGAGTGCCATGCAGCAACAGGAAATCCCATATTTAATTTATCTTGATTAGAAGCTTTATTATCTTCATGGGCATAAAATCCAGGATCAAGTTTTAGAATATTGGTCCCTGTCGTAATGTTCGTGGGAATACGCACCGTTTTTCTGCTGTTACTCAAATTGTTATTTACAGTCGAGATGTCTCCAGCGTTCTTTGTTACCTGAGACTGTAAATCCTTGATTACATCAACGGCGGAATTGAGTGCATCCGTGACACGTTTGATTGCCTGTTCCGGCTTATTCAGATGCTCCGCATCAATGTCCGGAGAGGAGTTATCTACCCAAGTAGTAGGAGTGTACGCTTCGATTTTTGCAAGCGCATCAGCAAGAGCCTGTGCGGATGTGAGAGAAACTGTATTTTCTTCTGCCTGTGTGCTGGTCTCGTTTTTCTCTAATTCTTCCATGCTGTTCCTCCTTATGATCTGTGAATTTCTATAGGCAAGTCAAGGGTCGGCTTGTCGAAATTGCAGTATGCCGTGAGCTGTCCATCCCCGGTAACGATCCGATCCACCTTGTTCCATTCCTTCCGGCGCGCTTTTTTGCTTGCCTTAGATGTCAGGTCATCGGTGCAGGAGATATCCGGGCGGTCCGTATCCTTAAGTCCCTCAACAGTGATCGTCTGCGTGTATGGTGCACTTGTGGTCCATCCTCCAGCCGTCAATGTGCCGGTACGCAAATCATAGAGTCTGTTGATCGCCATATTTGTCGCGTTGATGTCCTCAGCCTTAAATGGGTCCCCCTCCTGCGTGTAATTGGTCTGATCCACAAGGGAAATTGTCCCGTCCGAGTTACTCACCTGATTGTATTTTCTGTTCCCTTCATAGATGTCATCCTTATAGTTCGTTTTTAATGCCATGTGCTACCTCCTGTCTCCGATTGGCTTTGTCCCCAGACGGAACGCAAGCCGCCGCGCCCCGGACATGGAGGACTGATACATCTCATAGATATCTGCAAGAATCTGCTCGATATTGTTGGCTTCCGTAACGGACTGATATTCGATTCTCTGCGGCGTTGCCGGGGTATTTGGCTTTGTGAAGTATGCTTCTCTCAGCGCCTGTATGTTGCCGCGGATCCGCTGCATATCGCTGTCGGTACGGAAATCGCGCATTGTCCAGTCTGTTTTTGTATTGATGTCCACAAGCAGAATGTCTGCAAGATCACGGCAGGCTGTTTCTACACGGTTGAGATCCGTATAAGCAATACAGCCTTTTTCCGTGCGGTTTGCTACATCGTCCGCCGTGCGGTCTGTTATCAGAGTCTCAAAAACGCTCATCCTATCTCTACCTCCGCTGTCATTTCACGTGTGAATGTGAAATCCATCTTTTTAATGGCTCCGATCCGTGTCCCGTCAAAGTCTGTATCTACTGAAACAATATCACCTAACTCTTCCTCATTGAGTAAGACACGGCAGGAAACAGACTCGTTGCTGCTGTAATAATCGTATACACGATTAAGAACTTCATTCACATTCTGAGGATTTACGAGTGTCGCGTCCTTCACTTCCACGAGATTCTCATTCTGCGATATGTTAGGGTTCGCTTTCTCATACAGGGTTGTCATGTGGGTGTATTTCTTGCCAGTCAGAACTACTTCGCTACCGGTTCCGGTAATGACCGCCCAGTTATCTCCGAACGCGCTGATCGCGCCGCCGGTGATTGCAAGATCATAATGGGCTTCCGAGAACGTAATCTGAGCCGTCCCATTCAGAGTATCCTTATAGAGTTCCTCCGATTCCGAGGATTTCACGTAAGTGTGTGCGTATACCTTTGCACCAGTGGTGATGTCGCTGTGGTCGATCGTCAGCCCCGATAGAGTGTTGGACTTCGTAAAGTTCTGCTTCGTGACTCTCATACCCGGTACAAGTCCTTTTCCCGGATGGAGTCCCATATGCGGCTTTATGATGCCTGTATTCCGAGGATAGATATACAGATTGAGATCATACGCGGTGTTGACGGATGCCCCGATTGCAAAAGCAACTTGAGCGAGCGCGTCACGCCTGCGGCAGACTGGAAGATATCCGCTTACTGTCAGATTTTCCAAAGTCTGATCAAGGAAATAATCAATCCCCTGTCCTTCGAAAATCGCCGCTATGACGTTTTTGACTGGCTCATTATTGTATATGCCGCCCATAAAGTCTGTCGTGTCTAAAAGTCCCACAGCATCCTCAGTATTAACCTCGTAGTCCGTTTTGCTTACACGCTTCCCGGATTTCAAATAGAAAATTCCGATAATATTTTCATCGAAATATAATTTCATTTGCTGGCGGCGCTGGAAGTTGAATGCAATGTTCGACTTGCTCCGGAGCGTGAAGCTTAATGTGTTGATACTAAGCTCTTCGCTGATCGGGCTCATTTCAATAAAACAATCTACATTCTTCGCTTCGTCATCCAAGAATGTACGCCCAAGCCCATACTGGATATCTGATAAAAACACCGGTCTGAACGGTCTTGATGTCTTTTCAAAGGCGATCGTGATCCTATTGTAATACTCCTCTGGATGATAGCAGAAATACTCATACCCGTCTGGAAGGAACGTCTCAGAGGATAATGTCTCATTGTCACGGTACCATGTGATGGTGAGCTGAGAACAATAGTCTCCGGAATGATCATTGAACACCAGAGAGATGCCCTGACTGCTGTATTTATCTGAAAATGTCGCGGTCAGTGTAGGCAACTCATATTCGCTGCTTGGATACAGTCCGGGATGTGGAACTAAACCAGCCGTGGGGCGGATGGTTCCGTGCGGGAAATTCCCGTTCTCATCTGATACCAGCCGGGATATATATCCGACTTCCGGGAAAACATCATAGTTCTTATATCCCTCATTCAGCAGGGAATACCCCGGATAGTTCAGTGCCACATCAGGGAAGGAATATTTCTTTTTCAGATTGCCCAACCTGCCGCCATCGTTCACGCTATACTCCGCGTTTTCTTTCGCTCCGAGGGCGATATCGCCATATACGATCTTGAGTCCTCCAGCGTCCACAAGCCTGTAGTTTGTGATCTTCGAAATCCAAATATGGCGGTACGGTCGCGAAGTGTGAAGAAACGTGATTTCCACCTCGTTATGGAGCTTTACAGATGCTTCGCAAAAATACACACTTGATGTCGGCGAAAAATCCATGTTTTCCACAAGAACACCGCTTTTATACCACTTAATATTAACTTTGTCCGCATAGTCTCCGGAAATATCGTTAAAATTCAGCGTGATTCCTCTGGAAGTCTTGAGCCTATCAAAATGGATCCGAAGAATCGGAGGGTCTGCAAAGTCTCCGTTCGTGTCTGATATCTGGCTACTGGTATACCCACTTTTCCCCTCCGGGATCCTGTCTGGAGTGTTTTTGTAGCTGCCATTCAGAAGGGAATAGCCCGGAAGGAGATAGGCATACCCAGGAATTGGATTTTCCTGATTCGTGAGTTCGCTTGTGGAGGAGTAATATTCTTCTCCATTTGCCGAAATTGACACATCCCACTTCATGTTATCTCCTTCTCTGCGGTTCCATCGCTATAAAGTTGAGCTTAAGATTATCATCATAGCCCCACAAATTAACGCCCTCTCTGCGGATCATGGTGTCGTTTGCTTCTGTGATGTATGCCTTAAATGATAATGTTTCCTGTCCGTACGGGAACACCAGATCATGGCTATCTACTGGAGCACTTACCACATCATACAGTCTGTCGTAATCCTGATACTTTCCTTCTTTTGCGGCTACTTCAAGCGTGTAATTGTAGTATGTTCCGATGATGTCCCGATGCATTACGCCATCAAGTGTGCGCCCGGAGTTGTCCGTATCCGTCACTTTTGCATTTCTTGAGAGCTTCATGACATTGACATCATATTTCACTCCATCCACGGTAAATACTGCAAAATGGTTCATCGGTTTCCTCCTGTTACAAGTCTCACGCTTCCGCGGTTGTTTTCTGCATCAATTACGGGTTTCAGTACTCGTCCAAGCTGTGCAAGGTTGCCCTCGAAACGAATCACGACTTGCTGGTTTCCGCCTACTCCGCTCTCTGCGAGTGCTTCCATAAGTGCCTGTTTCATTGTGCTGAGCGGAGAAACGACCTCAGTTTCCTGTTTGTTATCGCCCAGGATCGCCGCAAACTCACCGGCGCGAGGAGGAACCACGGTACCTGATGCCAGACGCGGCAGATGTACCTTACTTACGGTCGGGATGTCCAGTCCGAAGGATTCTCCGCCGATTCCCGGGACCCAGTCCGGAACATCAAAGCTCAAGTTGTTAAGCGCATCGATCATTTTGTTGATGGCTGTGATGACTCCATTAACCATTGATTCCACGCCACCAAGGATTGTATTGATAACAGACTTCATCGCATCCCATATTCCGCCCCAAATTGTTTCAGTGTCAGATTTAAGTGTGTTCCATGCAGATATAATGCTATCCTTAATGTCCGCGAATTTGGCTGTTGCATTACTCCGGATTTCCTCCCACTTCGTTCCAAGCGCGCTGTTGATGTCCCCCCATACGCTCTCAGTGCTGGATTTCGCCTCATTCCAGCGCGTTGTGACAGTGTCCTTAATTGCCTGGAACTTCTCCCCGGCTGATGTCTTGACAGCCGTCCATGTTGTTTCGAGTCCGCTCTTAATGCTGCTCCATTTCTCCTGTGTCTTCTGCTTAGTCTCGTCCCACTTAGCGATGATCTTATCCTTGATCTCCGCGAATTTCGCAATAACGGAGGAAATGAAATTGCTGATTCCGTCACGGAGTCCTTCCATGAGGTACTGTCCCATTTCCATCATGACGGTGGACGGACTGTGGATCCCGAATGCAGACTTGAAGCCATTGATAAACGGTTTGAAGATGTTGTTCACAATCCATGATCCGACATTTCGGAGTGCATTGATGATTCCGTTCCAAAGCCCCTGCACGATATTCCCGCCGGACGCTTCAATGTATCCGGAGAAATACGAAACTACACTGTCCCACGCATTCGCGAGTACATCCCCGAGTCCCTTCAGGAGATCTATTCCGGATGCAATCGCTGTTCCGATCAGCTCTCCGACCGAACTAAAGACGCTTGCATAGTCAAATCCCTTAAGAAATCCCCCGATTGCATTGATGAGCCCCATAGGAATTGCGCGCCAGTCAACGCCCTGGAACAGTCCTGTAATGAGCTGCACAAGTCCGGAAACGAAATGAGAAACTACACTTCCGAGTGTGCTCCAGCTAAACGTGGAGAAGAATCCTGTAAGTCCGGCAGTGATCGCCGTTCCGATTCCTTTCCAGTTCGTTGTGGAAAGAAACTGATCCAGTTTTCCCATCGCAAAGTTTACGCCGGTTCCGATCTGCGTACCGATGTAGTTTCCGACTCCCTTCCAGTCCTCTGCGGCGATCAGCTTTTTGATAGTGTCCGCCATGTTTTTGATGGAGGAGCTGATCTGTTCAGTCGTAAACATGTCTTGTGGGGACGTGCTACTGCCTCCACCGCCGGATCCGGAATCCTTGCTTTTCGATCCAATCTGTTCGATCGTATCAAACGAGGCAAGGCTTTTTTCTGCCTGCTTCGCTGCTGATCCTGTTTTTTTCAACGAGGACGCATAATTCTCCTGCACCTTTGTGGCTTTCACGAATGTGTTCTTGCCGGTCAGTGCCGAGAAAAATTGTGCTACTGCATTGGCGGCCGTAGTCAAAAGGCTGATGAGTGTATTCAGTGCCGGAGCGATCATCGTAAGGATCGGGGCGAATGCTGTTGCAAGTGCGTTCTTAAGCTGTGTCAGTGAGGACATTAGTCCGGATACCGTGCTGTTCGTACTGCCAGAATACTGGACGAGGTTCTTCATCCCATCGTTTACGGCGCTTCGTATACGGTTAAAAAGAGCGAAGAGTGAGCGGATACCAAATGCGTAGCTCAGCATTTTCTTAAAACTGATTCCAGCTTTTCCAACAGATCCTCCCATTCCCTTGCTGGACTTCTGGACCTTTTCCTGAGCCTCATCTGTCTTTGTTAGCTCTTTCTCGTATTCCGATAAAGCTCGATTTATTATTGCAATTTTTGCAGCATTTTGATCAAACTCCTTATACCCAAATCCCAATCCAGCACTTTTTAAATCATTCTGTCGAGCCTGCAAACCCTGGAGTTCACTTTGCAGTCCTATAATGTAGAAAGAAGCTACTTTTGCTGTATCCGCTATGTCTTGTAAACGCGCCTGCTCTGCCGCTTCTGCCTGCGCCGCTTCTTCCGCAGCCCTGGCTTTCTCCGCTTCTGCCGCCGCTTTCGCTGCTTCCCTTGCTTCTTTTGCTCTGGCTTTCGCCTCTGCTGCCTTCAATGCTTCATTGTATCCGTTTACACTTGCTTTGATTCCTTCAAAGGAGGTTCGTAAGCGATCGTTTGCATTTCTTAAATCTTCCTGAGCTGCGGCGTACTGCGCTACAACTTTCTGTCCTGACTCTGTATCAGCTCCAGACATATATGATCCGCCAGAGGATTCCAACGCTGTTTTTGCCTTCTGCGCTTCTTCGAGTTTCTCGCGCAGCATGTCGATATCGTATTCCATTCCTTTAAAGGTCCTACTATTCTGCTTTCCTCCGGTCTCAATGAATCTGATTTCACGTTCGATCGCTGCATCAAGCTTTTTGTTTACGGAATCAATTTCTTTGTTGAGGTCGGTGTACTCCTGTGTAGGAATTTTTTCTTCTCTAAGGGCATCCACCTTTTCCTTAAGAGTTTCCACCTTCCGCGTCTGTTCTGCATACTGGCTGTTGAGCTTGGCGAATGCGTTTGCCTGCTTCTGCAACGCCGTTTTCGCTTTGTCTCCGATTCCAGAGACAGACTCCGCCATGCGGCGTGCGGCGGTTTCCATTTCCTTCGTTCCGGCTACAAATCCCTCATCTGTGATTGTTGTATCAATTACTATGGTTCCGTCAGCCTGTCCCATTAAATCATCCCCTTACAGCCATTTTTCCAGTGCTTCCATCTCTTTTTTCTGTTCATCAGTCAAAATCTTTTTGATGCCTACAATTTCAGCATTCTCTCGCTCAAATTCCCTTTCCCACTTCTCCAACTTTTTGTGTTTGGCTTTCTTCTGCCGGATCGCAAGCACTTGAGAAAACAGCCCGTCACCGATCTCCATGAAGTAGCTGAGGAACGTCCACCAGTGTAAAAATGATGCGGCGCGGACTTCGGTACCGGCTACTTTGTTCACGGCTGGGACGATGATCCTGCCGTCCTGATTCCAGTTGATCAGTCTGGGGCTGTTCTTCTTCCCTTCCGTTCCGCAATCAATGAATTCCACAGCTTTCTTGCAGGCTTCCTCTCGCGACTCTCTTGGGATCTTGTCGAAGTTCTTATACAGGATTTCAAGCATGATTTCCTGCTTCTCGTCATCCGTCCAATTCGGATCCTCGCAGGCCTCCAAAATTCCAATAATGGAACGGAAGTCTGCATTGATTGCATATTCCGTCCCATTGATTTCTACAGAAGTGGGTAGTATATACCCGTTCATTTTCTGTATTTCCCGACATAATTTCTGACACGGGAAATACTCTTTTTTATGCGGACGTTCATTTCATTCTCGATGAACTGGATCAGCTGATCGAGAACGTACTCACAGAAGAAACGACCGTCTGCGCACGGACTCCACGGATTTGAATACTTAAAAAGTTCCTCAGACGCCCCTTTGGAGTTCAGAAGCTCATCGAAAAGTTCTTTTACCGGAGCTGTCATCTTGCCCAGTGCTTCCGGGTCATCAGACGCCGGGACATCCAGATCTCCGAACTTCTTCTGTACAGTCTCCGCACGCTTGATGATGTCAAAGTCGGAAGGGTTCCACATAAACCCGCCGGTCTTGGTTCCGTTCTTGTCAACGATCTCGATATATTCCCGATCGTCAATCGTGATCTGTCTTGCCATGCCTCATACCTCCGTTATTCAGTTATTCGCTTAAGGATGCTGTAAATGATTTCTTGGAAACGTCCCATGTGCCTTTTACACGGTTTCCGGCCTTGTAAATCGTGAATGGGATCTGTACGCCGGAGGTATCGCCTCCGACACTGTTGGGGATAACGTAGACATCTTCACGGTAAGCCCAAACAACGGTGGGAGCCGCTGCGTCAGTCTCTCCAGGCTTGAGAAGCACGTCAACCATTGTAGTTTTGCACTTGTCGCCAGTTGCTCTTGTGTTGGCGATTTCCATGAGTTTGTTAGAGAGGGCATCGTCATAGTCCTCGTAGTAGAACGGATCAGCGTCAGCCTGTACCTCATAGCCGGAATGTTTCACGGTCTGCTCACCGAGAATGTTTTTCTGGACTTCCACATCCGGGTTCAGTTCCTCGTTGTACTCCTCCAGATCCTTACCGATGCGGACGTAAGTTGCTGATGCGCCGTTAAAAGATGCATCTAAATAATGCGCAAGATATTTTCTTTCAATCATAGAAAAATGCCCTTTCTGCCTATAACTTTTTAGGCGGTATAGGTTAGCGGCAGTGCTCAAAATGCACTGTCGGTTTACAGTTCAAAGTCATTCGTGTATCGGACGGATATTGGCAATATCCAGTCCTGCACACCGTTCTCCTGCGGCTCTGTGCCGTATGAGTTGTCGCGGGTGATACGTTTTATCACTCGCCCGGATGCAAGCTCCGGAAACGCTTCCAGACGCGTCACCACGCCGTTTATTGTGGTCGGCTCTCTGCATATCCATTTCCCAAGATTGTCAAGGAAAGCCTGTATATTCAGCTTATATCGTTCTTTCTGCGATGCAGTGCGATACACGACATAAAAAGGGAACTGGCAGATCTGGTGGATCCCACCGCAAATGTCCTCTTTCTCGCTATATACGAGTGCGCCGTTGTCTGCTGAGAACGCGATTCCGCTGTCTTCTCCGAGTTCCTCAAATCGGATCACTTCCCCAGGATCCAAACCTGGGTACTGATTCAATAATGCTTTCATGGCGGCTGTGAGTATTTCATATCCTGCCGCATCCTTTCCGATCGGCTGAGCATTAGCCACGCTGTCCACCTCCCGCCGTTTTCTTTACTTCACGAATCCACGTTTCTCCATCCTTCTCTTTCGCAGCGTCAAACCAATGAGCCTGCGCCGCCGGATGTTTCGTCTTGGTATATGTGAGCGTTTCCTTTGCGCGAGTCTTGCCGGAATACTGGCTGACAAGCACCTTTTTTGCATCTTTACGCGCCCACGGTGATCCGGTTTTCTCGTCCACCATGCCCTTGCCCTCATAGAGGAAACGCCCTTGCTGACCATAAGCGGCAAACACTCGCCCTGATCCCTGCACCGCCGCACTCGCCGCTCTGGTGACGTTTACGAAGGTTCCGTTCTCCATTGGCATAAACGGCACCATGCTGTTCATGACAGCGCCGTCAAGCTGATACTGGGCTTTCCGATACTGCTCTTCAAAGCGACTCATATCAATCTTGACTTTCACATCTCCATCAACGACAGAGAACCCTTTGAAGTGGTGTATTTTGCTCGCCATAATCCGCCTACTTTCCGAGAATCTCAAAGTGTGGAATCACTGTATAAGGACCACCCACGCTCGTGATCTTGAAAACGAAATCGTGGGAACTGTTCATGTACTGATAAAATCCTTCGCGATAGTCCGCATCGTTCACCGCTCCGCCATCCCATTCGCCCTGCCAGAAAAAGCTATCTGATCCGAACGTGATGCTCTCTGCAAGAGTGTCATTCGTCTGACCCTTCCACTTTTTCGGCGGCACCCACGGAATCATGCCGGAAGAGTCTGTAATTAAGATACGATCATCTTCCGGGTCTGTGGCATGCTGATAATAAGCGATGTGAAGAATCGCGTTATCCGTGCTGTCGGCTCCGTACTTCTTCATGATCGCTCCACGGTCTGTGTTCAAGTCCACACCGTGTAACACATGCGGATACCATACGGCTTCGCCAGATATGGGGCTTTCGTAATAATTGAATACTGTTACGGTTTTATCGTACATGGCATTCTCCTATCGTTTCCGTTTCGCAATTCTACTTGCGAGTCTGTTCGCTTTGCTTCCTCGCTTCATGGTTCTATCCTGCACATCAGCCGTGTTCAAAAACTTGTTAGTGGATGCGCGATCTCTCTTGTAATCGTCCTCGTCAGATCTTCTCTCAGCAGATGATACCTCTCGCACTGATGCTCCGCTCTTCTCCACTCTGTCCCGGAATTCCTTTGCACTCATATTTAATGGTGTAGGTTCTGGAGTACCGTCAACGCCACGCTGATAGTAGTTTTGACTTCCGATCTTTGTAAAATAATACCGGGTTGTCTCACCATTCAGTGTTACATCCAGTCCAGATATACGGGAACTTCCACCAGATTTTCCGAATCCGCTCTCGCCTTTTGGCATCAGCCACACACCGCCTTTTTGAATTTGTCCTGAAATGGTTTCACTCGAATGATGTTCCCCTTGCATTCATCCGGCACAGTGCCATAAAAGATGATGCAGGATGGTTCCAAACGCTTAACCATCTCGTTGTATCCATCAATGAGCATCTGCTTGTTACGCTTGCTTTTCATGCAACCCACACTGCTGATAGCAACAACAGAGTTTTTCGGTTCACCGTCAAAGCAGAAATCATATGACGGCGGATAACTCCATGTGACTGTAGGAATCACACGCACACCGTTCTCTTGCAGATATGCGCCAATCCAATGCTTGCGGAAGTGGTTAAACACCTGCACAGCTTTTGGAAAGTCTGCATACGGGGAAAAGTCCGGGGCAAACACATACTGGAACCGTCTCAGCTTCTCCAGATACGCGCCTGGATTCGTCCACAAGCGGTTAAACTGGTAATCGTCAACGAAGAAATGTACCGCTTTATCTTCCGGGTGCTTTTCTTTCAGAGCATAGTTCCAACCGATGAAGTCCGATATTTCATCAACGTCATACATTCCCTGTATTTCCGGGATATCGTACTTCCCCACGCCCGCATATATTCTTTTCTCGCAGTTTTCCCAGAACCTTGTCTGCCGGAACGGTATGTTTCCCATTACTTACTCCAATCTTTTCCGTTATTGCTCATTCTTTTCCACAGCTCCGTGAGCTTTTCCCAGCCATACATAGCCACAAACGCCACGATGAACCCTGCCATAATCGCCGCGAGGATCATGTACCACAAAATTTCTGTGTGGATGTACTGCATGTATGCCACAAAAGCCGCCACGGTAATTCCGATGGAGAGAACGAACACAAGTGCATCGGTCGGGAGCTTCGCAAGGAACCCGACACCCTTAAATACCTGAGTGATGACAGACACGCAGAACGCCAGAATCCCGATTACTGCCAAGATCATAGTCATGTTTGCAAATAGGGTCTCCATGTTAGTCCTCCTCTGTCTCTTCGATGCGATCAACATTATATTCCTTCGCACACTCATGCTCGATACGGCATCCGCGTGCGTCTTCCCAGCCTTTGGCGAAAAAGGCAACGTCAGCCTCTCCCAGATACTTGATGGATTCGCCGATATACCAAAGCGGCTTTGCGCCAGCCGGAGCGCCCTGGAAGAATGTCTCAAGCACCTCTACTGGCTCCCCAACTAACTCTTTCGCTTTTTCAATAGCTTTTTCGCGTGTTGCAAGTATCTCCGCGTCTGTCTTTCCTCTCATAGGCTGAGAAATAAATAACTTTTTCATGTCATCCCTCCTATTTTTTGACTTTTCTCACTTTTCCATCACGATACTCAAGCCCCGTTGCCGGTCCGGTGCATGTAGTCGGATCAACGATGTTTCCCTCTTCATCCTCGCACCATCCTTTTGCGATGCAGAGCTTTCTTTCACCAGTGTTCCAGTAAAGTCCTGTTCCCGGGCCTGTATAGTAGGAGATCAGCTCATCCACGGCCGGTGAATCCTGTGTCCCGTTATTTGCCATTGCGTCATCAATCGCCGCGTTAATTTTATTCGTGTATTCCGGAAGATCTTTTACGTTTAACATAACATTCTCCTTTATAATCCCGCATACAATAGCGGGGTTCCATCATCAGTTACAACTCCTGTCAAATACGGCATTGCCGCATCACAGAGGAGCTTGTTTGCGGCTTTTGCGTCTCCTGCCGCAGAATATACAGCCGACCACTCTTTCGCCGCCGCACCGGTCTGCTGTACTGTTGCATAGGATATGGACTCACTGCCGGATGATCTCGAGGTGATGATCCCAGTCGTTGTTCCATTCACGTCAGTAGTCGCAGACGCTCCAGAAGCAGCGGCAAGTGCCTGTTTCTGTGCAAGATCCAACTGATAGTAGATCTCCGCCATAGCGCATACGGCTTTCTTGACCCGTTTCTGGTATTTCTCCGGTGTAGGTAGTCCGCCAGTCAGCCGATCAAATGTCAGCGTGTCGATAAAATCACTCGCTCTTTCTGCAAGCCGCATAAAATCAGATTCCGGCACGACATTGCCGAAAAATGATTTTGAGTAAAATTCATAATCTGCGTATGCCATGCCGGAATCCTCCTTAGCCTCTGGTCTTGATCTGTGCGATCGGGATCGCTTTGATCGGGAAATACTTCTTTGCAGAAGTCGAGTTGTTATTCGCAAGCTCCCAGTTTGTGCCAGTCTCAAGCTGTGTGTTTGTCGGGGAGATGAAGGACGGCTGTTTGAAGCTGATACCATACGGGGAGAAAATCTTTCTCTGACGGGAATATAAAGTATTCACGCCGCCGTTAGTCTTTGCGTCTCTATCCATCTCATACGGGACTTTTACGCCGCAGTTTGTGTACTCGATCGCACCAGCGCCGAGAACGTATGTGGTGTATACGGTTCCGGCCGGAAGGAGCTTGACATAATCGCCTTCATTCGCATCCGGAATGTCTGTGGTTACGCTTGCTTTCGCAACCTCACCCGCTCCGGTGCCTGCGGTCGTAACTTTGAGCGCTCCCGGGTCTGTCTGAGATGCTTTGACGTATTTCGCCTCCGCCGCCGCTGTCGGCATGTTGTCGTCAATGAGGACGGTTCTTCCGTTTAAGGTTGCGAGGGTGAGGTCTCTCTCGATTCCGTCTCCGTCTGTATACTTCATGTATGCGAGGAGCTTAAGATTCTCGAGATCTGTCGCAATCTTGGAGTGCATGATCGCAAGGCTGAATTTCGCCTTATTGTCTCCGAGAGCCTTCTGGATGGCGTTGTTAAGGGTGGTCTCCGCGAATCCACTGTTTGTCGGGTCGAGGGACACATCATAGGTATGCCCGCTCACAAACTTAAGATTTTCGGCTCCCGTCATGGAGAAGACACCTTTCAGCGTTGAGAGGAGTGTTTCCTGATCCACATCATCCCAATACTCTGCGACTTCCTGTGTAGCCGGGAGGAAATCATCGCCTGTGATGTCTGTAGAGAAGTCTTTCTCTGTCCATCCATGAGCACGGCCAACAACGATTCTACCGTGTGTGTACGTCTCCCTGGAATCTGCTGTGATGTTGGTGGAGCCGTCATAGTTGTCCGGTGTACCGCCGATTCTCGCCTTGATCGGCACCGTGATATAGTTGCCGCCTGTCTGATCCGGCAGCATAGCCGCATACTGGGATTTCTCCACGATCGCGCCGGACTTTAACAGTGCATTTCTGTTGAGGTTCGGGACCGTGTCCACATATGCGCCAAATACTTCGCCATTAAAATTCTTAAGGTCGAATAATGCCATAAAAAAAATCCTTTCTACCCATAACTGTTAAAAGGTGTGTAGGTTAGCGACAGCACTCAAAATGTGCCGCCGGTCGTTCGTTTACATATACTGTTTGATGTCAAGATCCGGATTCTCGTTCTTCATCTTCATCAGCTCGGACATCGTGTATTTCGGTGCGTTGTTCGGGTTGCTTGCCGGTTTGGTGAAGCGCGCCGCGTTCTGTTTTGCGCGTTCCTGCTGCCTGTCAACGAAAATCCCGGTCTTCTGGGTTCCGTCCTCTCCGGTGGTCATTGTTTTGAAGATGTCGCCGATAGACTTTCCCCGTGCGGAATCTTTTCCCAGTTCTTCCACGAGAGCGTTGCGATAATGATCTTCTGTGATGTCGTTCAAAAACTCATACATCTTGTTCCCCTTATCATCCGTGGAAGACAAGAAATCATTCACAGTCTTTTCAACTTCGATTTTCCGCGCGTCATCCGCACGCGCTTTTTTCTCATTGTTAAGCTGCGTTGTCAGTGTTGCAATCTGTCCTTTCAGATCATTGACATCAACATCTTTGAATCCGTCAAGCTTTGTCTGCGTCTCGTCAAGGGATGTTTTATATTCGTCCCTCTTGCGCACCACATTGTCATAATCTGATTTTGCCCGATAGTTTTCACTCATCTTCGCCTTCAGATCGTTTTTCTTATCCTCAGGGATCTCAATCCCAAGCTCCTGTAAGATCTGTTCAATGTTCTGCATATAATTATCCTCCTAAACGCCATTTTTAAACCGCTCGTCAGCGGTAATGGATTAAGCCGGATGAACCACCGGCAGGGTAATGGACCATCAGGGAATCGAACCCCGAACCGTCCGGTTATGAGCCGGATGCCCTCACCGATTGGGCGAATGGTCCTTGCGTCCCTGCCGAGAGGATGACAGGGATTAGTATATTGATAAGAAAAGGAGTCCCCGCCCCGTTGCTGGGCGGAAATGGAGAGTGCCGGCAGCGAACCGGCAATGTTCTGCGCAACTCTCCGTAACCGGCGATGCCGGTTAGCAAGTAACTTTCTCGTGCTATGCTCTGCACTATGCCCCGGGGGGATGGGTGGGGCAGTCGCACGCCGGAAATTGCATCCGCTTTTCAACCTCCCCGATCATGCCGGGTTTCTCTTAAGGGCGTGCGTGCCGTACGAATAAAGGAGACACGGCAACAAAAAACATGGTCCCGTATGGGAGCGGGGGTCCATAATATCCCCACGTTTTTATTTTACCATATCCCAAAATTCGTTTTACCCCCACATTTTAGGCTAATCTCCGAGCTTGCGGATGTATCTCTGTATCTCCTGCCGCTCATCCGTAAAATCGCTGTCCATGACCATCGAAGAGAGCATGTCATACACCTCCACCATCAGCCGCCCAACGCACTCCATGAGCTTGTCACGGTGTGCCTGATCGCCGTTCTGTTTGTACGCCTGTTTCGCAGCAATGTAGCGATCATACAGGGAATCGATGTTGTGATCATATCTCCCATTGGAGTATTTCTTGATCACATCCTCCGCCACGTCAGCAACACGGCTTTCTTCCCACTCTTTTCCGTCCATCTTTTCCAGATAGCAGATTGCCGCCGTGAGCTTATAGATCACATCCAGCCGCGATGCCGTCAGGTTGTTCACAGCTTCCTTTGCTTCCAGATTCAGCTGATCCTTAAGCTTATTTATCAGCTCTTTCATGCTTCATTCCTCCCTTCATTTTCTTTTTGTATTTATCGTGGAGTGGCTTCTGACTCTCCATGATGTATATCGGATCATATCCGGCGGTAATAAGGTCTGTTATGATCCGTTCCAGCCGCTCAAGTTCGTTATCCACATCACACACGAGGTTATCCACAAATATAGCATCTGCAACATTTCCCATGCTTCTGAGAGCTGTCGCATACTTCTGATACACGTCCTTTGTGGACTGCTCCCATGCGAGGTGTGCAGAGAATCCATCTTCCACCGCTTTCTGTTTGGTGGACTTTCCTACACTCATGCGGTTTGCAGACTGCCACGCTTCCGGGATCATCTGCACGTTCCCCTCGAAGGTGTCGCGGATCAGTTTCCCGTGGTGATTGATATAGTAATGTGCAGTTTTGCGGCGTTCCTCACTCTCAGCAAAATGCTGATACAGATGGAACCGCTTATAACCGCTCAATCCGAGAAAATCGAAATAATCCGCCATCTGATCATGGATCATGATCGCTGCGATCTGCCGCGCGTTGATCTCAGAGAAAACATCTTCCACGCTTTTTACATCCATCTTGCTTCGGAAGGCAATCATCGTGATCACCTCCTATGCCAGTTTCTTGATGATGATGTTCGCGTCCTTCACGAGTACAGCGCCCGCGGAGATGTTCCCGATCGACACCGTGAGGGATGAGCCAGCCGGGACCGGTATCAGTGTGGACGCTCCGACATTCTGGTATGTGTTCGCCGTTGCAACTGTGTAATCCATCTCTGTTCCGCCGATCGCCTCGCCATTGAGTTCAATCACAAGGGCCGTTGCTCCTGCTGCCGCCGCGGTCACGTTGCCGTTGAACTCCACCTCTACCGCCATCGGGAGGTTTGTGCGGTTCGTGATCGTAAAAAGCCCGCTCCCCTTGACATGGTTCAGCCACCCGCTGGAGCATCCGCATCTTCTGGATTTCACACGGGTGTCGTTAAAGATAACGTTCTGGTTTGCTGCCACTGTCTGTTCTGTCTTTGCTATAACATTAAGCATAGTATTTCTCCTTTCAAAAAATAAGGAGCCGAATCCGACTCCTTATCGATGCGCAAGACTACTTTGTAGCTATGGATTCTTCCAACATGCTTATAATTCTGTTTTGGTTTGCGATAATCTTATCCAGATACTTCCGATCCTGCTCTTGAAGATGCTTCGCAATGTCGGCGTTGCTTGCCTGCGACAAATCACTTTCGTAATTCATCACCTGCAAGAATACGCCGAACAAATTTAGCATGTCCAGAGTGGTCAGTTCATTCGGATTTCTCACAGTACATTCCCGCCGTTTCCGCAGCATCCGCCAAATCCGGACATATTATATGCAAAATACGGGGAGCATGTAATATAAGCCGGTGTCGGTGTCGGTCTTACCGCATTAACGATGTCCTTGGTCTGGCTGACCTGGGAGATCTGCCAATACGCTGTCTGGAGGTCTCTGTCACGGTCCGCAATCTTGTCGCGAAGTCCCTGGATGGTGTTCTCCTGCATGAGCTGGCGTGTTGCCTGTCCGTCTGCAAGGACAGTTTCCTTGATGTCACAGCAACACTGCGCAAGCTGTGCCTGCATGTTCTGCGCCATCAGTGCCGCATCATACCGGTTCTGCAAGATCTCTTTCTGTGTTTCGCAGCAACACTGCTGAGACTGAGCACCTAACTGCTGCATTCCGAGCTGCGTTGTATATCTGCTCTCAAGTACATCTCTCTGGGTCTGACATGCTGTGTTGGATACGTTCTGATTTGTGTTGAAGATGTCGCGCTTCACAAACTCATCCGAAATGAAATTGTCCTGCACGCCGTTTTCAACACCGCCGCGGTTCCATCCGCCCATCATCGGGAAGAGGAACGCGATCAGAATGATCCAGATCCAGCAATTTCCGCCCCACATATCATTAGCATCATTGTTTCTAGTGACAGCTGCCACATCCGCAGCTGTGAGTCCCAAGCCTTCGTTCATCTTGATGTTCTCCTTTTTAGAAATTTATATTAAGGTGCGCACCTAAATATCGTTGTTTAAACTTAAAAAACATGGTATACTTTTCTTGTGGGAATAGGGATTCGCGACCCGAAAGTCACATGCCTTAGTGATTTTCCCACATTCCATTGAAGGCGTGCATCAGAAAGGCAAGGTGTTATTTTTTATGTCAAAATTAGATTTGACTGAAAAACGTTTTGGAAATCTTACTGTTATTTGCCGTGGAGATAAAACAAAGCACGGCACATATCGCTGGAATTGCAAATGTGATTGCGGTAATCTTGTTTCTATTCCAACAAACGATTTACGAAGTGGGCATACGCGTTCATGTGGATGCTTAAAGAAAAGCAAAAATACTGTTCAAAAAGCTTGCTTAACTCGCCGCATTAGATACGGCATCAATAATGACGGAAGAAGCAAGCATCCACTTTACGGAACATGGAAACAGATGATTTCACGCTGCGAGAATCCAAATGCGCAAAATTATAAAAGGTATGGCTTAAAAGGCATTTCTGTCTGTGAAGAATGGCATGACTTTTGGAAATTTGCTGAATGGTCGGATTCAGTTGGCGGTCGTCCGCAAGGATTTACCTTAGATCGAATAAATTATAACGGCAATTACGAACCATCAAATTGTAGATGGGCTAATAATCATATTCAATCAATGAATAAATCATCATCTATTCTTCTGACACATAATGGCAAAACAGAAACTCTTTCTGCATGGGCTAAAATAATTGGGATTAGTGACCAAGCCATGTATAATCGTTACAATCGTGGATGGAACGAAACTGATATGTTTTTACCAAATCAAACAGGAAACAATATGTTTAAAGGGCGGCATTAGTCGCTCTTTTTATTATTTCATCATCCCTGTAAGCTGTCCGGGATCCATACCGTTCTGCTGACACATCTGATTAAACACCTGTTCTGGGTTCTTCCCTTTGCACATATCCATCGCCTTCTTGATGTTCGGGTTCTGCTGCGCCATTGCATTGATCGCTGCCTGTGGGTTTCCTGTCTGCCGGATCTGATTCACGACACTCATGGCTTGCATCATCGCCGCCATTGGATTGTTTCCGGATCCGCCCATCATGCTTAATAATGGATTCATTCAGCTCCCTCCTTCTTCTCTTCCTGTCTCTCCCCGAGTTTCACAAGCAGAGCATTGAATTCCTCGCGTGTTACATAGTCCCCGTTCGGAGCCGCAGGAGCCATTTGCGGGGCTGTTAAGGATGATACGGGGATTTCCTTGAACGTGAATGCTTTAAGCGTTGCACTCCCCATTCCGTCCACGGACTTGACGTAGAACATGGGGCTGTTGTTGTCCATCATCCACGCTGTCTGTCCCGGCTGTACGATCTGATTCCTTGCTCCTTCGATTCCAGCTACCTGAATCCAATTCACATTTTGCATCGGCGCTATCTGCCGCGGCTGTGTTGCCTGTTCCATCTGCTGGATGCGCTGTTGTAATGCCGCCTGATCTGCCATATATCCGCCCATTCCATAAGGAGTATATGCATTCATGCGCTCCCCTCCTTCCTCTGCTTCCATTATGGCATGTGAGAATGGCAGAAAACAGTTCATGAAAATACACAAAAAGTATAAAAAAAGAGCAAAAAGAAAAGAGCTTGCGCATTTACAAGCTCTTTCTGTACATTTATTTGATTTTATTAGCATAATCGTATGATCTTATCGTTCACTCGGCGGCTGATCCGCTTAGCTGTCGACACGCTGATGTTCATTTTCTCCGCACATGTTTCTAATGGTATCCCCTTGCTCCGGTACTCGAACAGAGCTCTCTCATCAGTCGTAAAATTGGCAAGCTGCCGGAACCGTTCCAGCTCCGGCACCGTAAACTGATAGATTTTCAAGGCAATTCCCCTTATTTTTCCGTCAAAGCCTGGATAAGTTCGTCCCTCGTTTTTTTTAAGCCCTCGATGTTGTTTCCGGTAATCTTGTTCTCGATGAGATTGAACATACTTCTCATCAAAAGCTGTGTGTCTTCCCGGTTCGCGTTGATAGAGGAGTAATCGTTATTAAGCTTCTCTTTGATGTCTTTGATATCTGTCTCAATGGCACCTACACGGCTTTCAATGTCCTTCTGCGGCTGTTTCGCTGACTTGTATGCCTTATAGATCACACTGCAAGCCGCGCCGATGACCGTGATCCCGCTGCATATCGACAGGAATTCCTTTATGATTTCAAGCTCTCCCACTCATTTATCCTCCATCGCATTTTGATATCTTCGTGCCGCCCCTCGCGCCTTCGCCGCCTGTTCTCTTCCCCATCTGGCAATTCTAAGGCGATCCGCCAACGGTCGAAGATCGTTGTCATCACAAAACTGGTTGTATGCCGCGTTCTGTCGCTGTAAGAGATATGATTTTCTGTCAAGATCCATTTGCAGCGCTGCTTTTGCCTGCGGATCCTTGCAGGATTCCACGGCCGTCTGCATCCCGGAAACAATCCGCTTCGTCTTCCGGATCCTGCGCTCAAGCGTTCGCTGGCGCTGCTCAAGCTTTTCTATTCTCTCACTCTCTTCGGTTTCTATGCCCTTATATGGGTTGTTCTCACCGTCTCCGGACCCGAAGCTGTGGCGGCAATTCCACCCACACAGCCCCTCGCCGCTCCCGTATCCAGTGACGGAAAACGGCGGGAAACGCTTATCTTTGCCGGATCTGGAGTAGAATTTCCCTTGCCACCACATATGATTGCCGGGGTTCTCTCCACCGTCTCCGGTTCGCGCTCCTAAGTGCGCCGAAACAAGGATGATGTCCCATTCCATCTCATTCATGCGTGCCAGACTGATCGCACCGGTTGCCTGGCCTACCCCCGTACGCACTGCCCGGGCTGTGGCTGTCTCGATCGTGTCGCGATGGGTCTTTCCTGTCTCAGCGTTGGTATAATCGACATATACGCCGCCAGAAACCACCTCGTCAACCGCTTCTCTGACCGCCTGTGTGTACGATGCCGCGCCGCTTGTAATCTTATGGTATGCGGTGTCGCAGGAGTCGATAAAAAGCTTCTGTGCCACGTCTGCGGTCGTTCTGGTGTAATTCCGCCACTCGCCGATGGTTGCCTCATAGTTGCGCTGCATCAGCCGGATCAGCTGAGGTGACTCCATAAGCGGAACAGGTGAGAGACCAGCGGCTTCATAGATTTTATCATCTTGCTCCACGGCCTTTATTCCTGCTTCTTCCATTGCCGCCCTGATTTCCTTCTGCTCTCGCTTTGTGTACTTGGCGATCTCTGGAATAATGTCCTCCAGCAATGCGCCAGAGTCCTGCATAATCTCTATCTGCCATCGATCCGCCGATGTAAAGAGGTATTCTTCTCCTCTCCCGATGCGGATCATCATGCGATCTACGATACGGCGGATGATGTAACTATGAAGTTCCGAGGCAATTTCTTCGGCTCCGTCCGCTATGTGCTGCAAATAGTCTGGTGATAACATTTAGACGCTCCTCTGAGGGCATAGCCCTTTCTGCGGGTGCAATCCTTTCTGCGGGTGCAATCCGTATGGATTCTCAGTCGGATACAAGCCCTTATGAGGTTTCAGCCCACTTTGTGGCTGTAATTTCCGCAGTCGGATCGCAATCTTGATTTTTTCTCCGGTCATTGCGACTTCCGGAATCTCTACAGACTCGATTTCCAGTGCCATCTAGTTCACCCTGATCTCAATTATATCTATGAGGGTTTCATCGCTGATCTTATATGTCATTTTTAGGTGATAGATTCCTGCATGTTGAGGAGTTATCAATGCATCCAGCGTGTGACCTTTGATAGTGCATTCCCCTTCACTTTCTACCTGCGCGACATATTTGTCTTGTAAGCTCCATTCGGCTGAACGGATTGTGAAATCTGTTTCTTTGATGTTTTTCACAAGGAGCTGTACGTGTCGCGTCTCGCCCAAGTCCATGCAAATGTTTCGATACATTGTACCCACCTCCTTTTCTGCGCTTACCAAGGATGCTATATAGGAATCTGCGAGAACTTCCGATTGCCATTCATACACCCGGAATATCGCCTGGAAAGACGAACCATCCCAGTAATATATATACTTCGCTATATATGATATGTTTCCCGCTTCGTCTTCGGCAAAAATCTCTATGATGTATTTGCTTTCATCTGCCGGTACCGGGACCGACCAAGTATCGGCCCCGGTACGTTTCAAAATGATGTCCGATCCATTGCAGGTCCCATACACAGCTCTAACCATAGGCTTAATCCTTTACGGTCACGGATATGATGTATGTCTTTCCTGCGTCTACCGGGTTCGGAGTGATCGTCACTGCCGAAATCGTCGGAGGAGTCAGATCTAAGGTTACTGTACGTGTTACAGTGGTCGTTTTCCCTGCGGCATCTCTCGCAACTACAGTGATGGTATTGTCTCCCTCAACCAGAGTCAATGCCTTGCTAAAGTTTCCATCAGCGCCGACCGTTACAGATTCAGCCGTTCCGCTATTGATCTTAATCGTTACGGTAACCGGACTGGATGTCGCATCGTTCGTAGTACCTTCAACGGTAACTGTAGTCTTATTCGTGATCAGTTTATCTGCCGGTAAGCTGATGGACAGCGTCGGCGGAACCGTATCCACCTTAAAGGTTACAGTTTTCTGAGTTGCTGCATTTCCGTCATAATCAGATGCATCCACCCTGATTGTATGACTTCCATCTGTCAGTGCTGTTGGCGGTGTATATGTGCAATCGTATCCGCCCGTAACTGCACTTTTTGTAATGGCATCGCCTGTGACCTTGCTACCGTTGTCGATTGTTATGCCAATGGTATTCGGGTTGACACCCGAATCATCATCCTTGACCTGCCAACGAATCGTAGGCTTATTGTTGGAGATGTATGAACCTGCTGTCGGGCTGGAAATTGCGATTGTTGGCGCTACTTTTTCTTTTACTTTCAGCCGCAAACTTTCGCCCAAAGTCGAATCTGAATCCGTCTTTGTCGTGACGTTCCCAGCCACATCCGTAGCCTTAATCGTCACCGGATAGTAATGCCCCGAATTGATATTATAACTAGATTTGGCTGGTGCTGTAATTGTCGCCTCATATTTTCCGGTTTGTGAATTATAAGATAGATTAGCTGTCTTCCCATCCACAATAATCTGAACACTCTTTACTGCCATTTTTCACGCTCCTACTCTTCCGAAAACAACGTGTTTTCTTTTGGTTCCGCCTCTGCGATCATCGCCTTCGCATCCTCTTCGCTCATGCCCTCGAACTTCTGGAAGTACATCCACGCCGGGACCTTGCCCTGAATGACATACTGCCACCAACGGGCGCGATCCTCTTCACGGTTGTATGTGATGTCTCCGAAATCGTATGTTGTCTCATACTCTCCTGCCGGTGTGATTCCGTAGAGATCCGCGTACACGTTCAGGGCATATAGTGCGCCATCTAAGGCGCTTTCCAGTTTGTCGCGCACGTCCTTAATGAACTGGATTGTGCGCTGATCCTCAGCCTCTACCTGTGTCGCCGTCACCATGCCAGTCTTTTCGTTGAACACAAAGTAGCCATTGCTGAATCCGCACTTGTATCCGATTTGGGAGAGAAGCGCGTTGATTCCAGACAGCCGCACATCCGTGTTAAGCTGAGGATTGATCTCCGCATAAAACTCTTTTGCGTCATTCCCGAATACATTCTTGACGTATCTCGGGAGGCCCATCTCCTTCCTCTGCGCTTTCATCGCATCAGATGCGCGCCCCGTAAGCTTCTGCCCGTCCGGCATCAGCAGGCGATCATCCGCGAGGATGATTTTCTGACTGTCCCAGATCTCGCCAGCGTTGCGGCTGTATGCGACGTCCAGATCTTTCAGCTCCTCGATCGCTTCGGCGAACACAGGCAGCCCCAACGGGATTTCTATGTCCACATTATTCGCCGCTGGCATCCGCAGGAGTCCGAACATGGGACCATCTAACCTCTCGCCATTTGCTTTGAGGATCGGCGGTGTATCATCGATCATGCCCGCCCATTTCGTTTTCGCCAGCGGGATCGGATCCCCGATATCTTCCGCCGCCCGTGACACATACGCGCGATTACTGATATAGTAAGGGTATGTGGTCGTCTCGCCCTCTGTAGTCTCCGCAAAGCGATGGTATTCAAGGCGCGTATAGAATCGATCCTGATCCGTATATGTATCCTTGAAGATGATCCCCTTCACGCCCAAGTTGTCGTACTCCACGAGCAAGATGTCTTTCGGCGTGAACAGATCCAGGCTGTCCCCGTTCGGCTTGAGGAAAACAGTTCCATATGCACATGCGTACTCTGTCCAATCGCGGAGTCGGAAATACACAGCGTCAATCTGCTTCTGTAGCCATTCCGCTCTTGCGCTGCCCTCGATCGTGATTCCGATCGCCAGTGTTGCAAGCCTCGCCGTCTCGGAGCATACCGATTTTGCAAAGTTGATTGTGCGGATATCATTCTCCTCACTCAGCCACGGTGGCAGACCTATATAGATGTTCGCGCACTTCTTTATCACGTCTTCCATCGCGGGAGACATGACGGATTTTACCTTAAAATCATCTTCGGCTTTCTTCTTAAAAATCATATCGATCCACCTTTTCAGTGTTGATAACAGTCCCATTATGCGCTGCTTCCTCTTCTCTTCCACTTGGTTTCCGTTGCGTATCTGGTTGCATCTATGAGATGGTTGTTTTTGTCCGGGTACCCACTGATAATATTCCCATCCTTGTCGCGCTCATACTCATACTTTTTAAACTCTTCGCACGCGTTTGGGGTGCGGTTTGGATCCATCACAAGCCTTTTTCCTTGCAGCCACTTCATGGAGTATTCCACGCTTCCAGGTCCCTTTTCTGCCCCTCTGGCAGGCAGCCCGGCGTCTCTGTAGTCATTCACGGACTTGTTTTCCGCGCTGTCGCATGTGATCACATAGTCCGTGTATCCACGCCGTTTGATCTCGTCCGCTGTCCATGTGTTGCTCCGCTTGTTTTCATACATCTCATCCAGAAAATAGATAGTTTCTCGCGCCTCATCGTAATGCAGACGAACAAACGCATATTTGTCCGGATACCATCCCCAGTCCACGCCTTGATAAATGCGATCCATGCGGCTGATCTCTTCGTCCGTTATGGTCCGTTCCTCAATGAATTCGAACACATTGCCGCCGTTGCCGTTGGATACACCCATGTATTCGTTCTCGTAAGCGTTTGGATTGACTTCTTTCAGATGTTCCGCGTCATTGATGAACTGGTCACCCAGCCAATCCGCCGGAACATCCTTGTATGTGCTGTGGACAACAACTGCGGAATCATCCTTGAACTCTGCTTCTTCTGTGTACTCATTCGCCCAATTATTTTTACTCCGCGGCGGGTTGAAGCTCTTAAACTTGTACGCTTTGTTTCCGCCTCGGATTGCGGACTGCTGAATATTTCGCACTTCTTCCGGACCGGCGAACTGATCCAACTCCTCAAACCACACGATTCCGATGTAGCCAAACTCCGGTTTGATGGACTTAATCTTGAGTGGATCATCCGCGCCTCTGAAATAGATCTTCTGCCCGGTCGGCTTGTATGTGATCTCAAACGGGGATGATTTGAACCGGAATTCTGCGTCAAGTCCCAGCTTTGAGATTGCCCATTTGAGCTGTGCATATACGGAATCCTTAATTGTGTTCCCGACTTTTCGCAGCACAAGCGCGTGCGTATCCGGGTGATTTTTCAGCAGTTCCGGAATAATGCAGGAAATCCCGGAGGACTTCGTGGATCCACGTCCGCCGGGCAAAATGTATTCGGTATGCAAGCCGCGCCGCACGTCACGAATCATCGGGTGGAAAACGTCCGCGATGATGTCCAGATCCATGTGGTACTCTTGGGCCAGTCTCGCCGCTTCTTCTGCTTTCTTCTCTTCTTCTCTCTTCTCTTTGATGGTGAGCGTTTTCTCGAGATCTGACATCGCCTTGAGCTGTTCGGAGAACGCCGGAGTGAATCCGAATGAATCCTTGAGCTCTCCACGTGCGATCATAGCGCGCCGCCGCTGGATGTCCGCTAGAGACATGATGTCCGTGCCGTTCTGCTTGTCCAACTCGGCTTGCTTCTCGGCTATATACGCTAATACGTCAGCATTTTTTAACAGTCTGCATCCCTCTGCTTCTGGCTTCTTATATCCAGCTTTTCTCGCCGCATCGGTTGCGTTCCCACCATTTTTTACGAAATTTTTTGCGAACGCTTCCCGCCTTGGCGTAAGTTTCACCATGTGCTCACCATCCCATTTTAGTTATCGCCTGCTCTTCTCAGTCTCTCATTTACGATGATCTGGCATCCGCAGTTTGGGCAGTCAAAAGCATCGTATATGATCGGTTTTTCTGTCCCTCCGAACGCGGCCGCCATTCCTGTTGTTTTATTGCCAACCGCGGTATATCTTCTCCATGTTGTCGGGCGGAATTTAATCCCGCACACTTTGCATTGTAGCATCTCCCCGTTGTATCCAGTCGTTACAATGTCCCTCTCCATGTTTCTCCTCCTATTCCCATCCTTGTGATTGCTCCCATATCTCCTTGAGAGTCAGCACGACATCCGCCTGTGATGCCGTCCTAAGTATCTCCAGATCTTTCATCTTCCATTTGCCCTTGCCGTATTCCATCACGGGCGTGCTCAGGCTCCACATGGTTATCATGCGGCCTTGGTCCGCGCTGTAGAACTGGCTGCTTCCAATCTTGATCACAAGCCCTGTTGATAAGATTGCTCTCTGTAATTTCTTTACGATTGCGCTGAGATTTGGCATATGATCCCCCTTTGTATCATTTTATCATCTCTCCTGTCGCAAAATCGCCCCCACATTTTTATATCTATTCCGCGTTATCCTATTTTTCTTTAAAAAATAGTGTATATTTGACACTTTTTCTCTTGACAAAGTGTCAAATATACACTATAATATAGACATAAGATAGATCAAAGGAAACCACAGGAGGTAAGAATTATGTGTTGGCTTATGAAAGACAAAAACGGGAAAGTAAGAAAGAGTATCAAGATGAACAGAGCAGAAAAGCTCTACGTTGAACTGTATCATGGCTTCAACGGCGGGCAGACGATGCGCGCGATCGTGGACCAGATCCCGGACGAGTTCGTGGATCAGCTGACAGCGAAACAGTTGGCGCTTCTCATGAAGACGATCAACACCGCATACCACAAAGGGAAAAGGGATGGCAGATATGACGACATTTAAGCAGAAAAAAGCCCATGCATGTGTGGCATGAGCTTTTCACTTGAAACGTAAATCTTAAATTAGTTTCAATCCGTGATCGCCGGAATCGCTGGCAATCCGGATATACAGCATCCAGTATATCCGATACCATTATTATAACAGGAGTTGCTTATGAAATCAACAAGATCAGCAGAAAATAAAATAAAAACCGCCCGGCTTGCCGCCGGGATGACGCAGGCGGAGATGTCCGAAAAGTACGGCATCCCAGCCGACACTATAAAGTCATGGGATCGGGGAAAAGCATACCCGCCGCTGTGGGTGGAATCCTTGATTCTTGACAAGTTGCGAGAGGAAAGTCTTGTGAGAAAGAAGCTGGTGAGCATGTATGGGAATCTTGATCGGTTCCCAACATACGATGTTGTTACGGCGAACGGCGCTGCTGTCAAGTCTGTTACGATCATCGGGAACGATAAGTGCACGGATGAGAACGGTTTCTTTATGTATGCACTGGCTGATGGCGAAAAGCTTTATAAAGCATACTACAACGCTGCCGATCACGATCTTTCCAAGCCTTTAATCATGATCGACATCACTGGCGATTTTATTAAGCGTAAGAAGCCGCACGACTCGGCGGAGCTAGAAGAGTATTGCAAGGGGATCATCTACAGCACCGGATGTCTTGTAAACGGTGAAGGAAAAAGCTATGTAACGGTGCGGAATGTCGACCCTTGGTATGCAAACATAGTCGCAGAGTGGGACGGGAAAGCAAACGTCTACCAATCCAGCTATTATCTTAATCGCGACGGTGCCGAACAGTGGGCGGTGAAGCTTTTCAATCTGTCTCACTTTCCGGAGCTTGACGGCATCAAAAACTTTTCCGCTTTTGCCAGAGCTTATATCGAGATCCACGGTATTCTGGATTCTCACATTATTAAGGGATATCAAAATCGGCGTACACGGCTGCGTATCTATGGGAATCTTGATGTTCTCTCTCTCCTTGATGATGTTCTCCCCGCCAAGCCTAAGAAAATCCAAGAAATCAACACGCAGACCGGCACGACATACTGCCTCAGCTACCAGTCAAAGGCGGAAGTGTGCGAGATTCTGGATTGGATCGATGGATCTCCGCGGAATGAGAGTGTTTGGGAGCGCTGGAATAAAACACTTGATTGCAAATAATTCAAAAGCCCTAGAGGATTATGTCCTCCGGGGCTTTTTCCTCATGCAAATCTCAGTTGCCCGCTATCGTCCTGCCCCAACCGATCAGCCCGGCAGTTCGGTAGCCTTTTTGCAACGCACAGTTCTTTTAGATTTGCCCTTACCAGGGCTGTAGGTATCGGCGGACACACCGCATTCCCACATCTTCTCACCTGTTCCGCTCTCGGGTATGCCTTTCCATCACAGTCCCGGTCGATGATGTAATCCTCCGGGAATCCCTGGCATCCATACAGTTCTTTCGGCTCCAGCATCCGCAGACCGATGTCCATGATCTGATACTTAGTCCCGTGGACTGTCACAAGCCCGAAGCGGTCCCGCGATGTTATCGTGTCAAGTGGCTCTTTTATGCTCTGCCCCACACCTACACCATAATACTTTGTAAGGAATGCCCGCACCTCTCCGAAATGCCCGTCTCCGGCGGTGATTGTATGCAGCGGTTCTCTCGCATCCTGTCCAGTTCCGCTCTTATAGAACTTGCTGATGAAGGATGTCACAAGTCCATACCGGTTTGAGCTGTCCACCGTCATGATTGGGTCCTCGATCCCCTGTCCACGAACCTCATCCTTTGTTGTTTCTGAGTGGTACTGGATCAGAATCGGCATTTTTATATCATCTGATTCGTCCTTGATGATGAACGGATCCGGGTTGTCCAGCACGAACTTTTTGACTCCTCTGGCAATTCGATCCATTGTCTTTTTAGCCAACGGGCGCACCGCTCGGATTCCATATTTCTCTTTGATTTCTTCCGATGTGTCGAAAATTGATGGGCACGGAAGGGAAAAATCAAGCTGTGTATATGCTCCCACATATGGTAAACGCAATCCTGCATTCACCTCTGCACTGTCCGCCGGTCCGTGTGTAGGCTCCGGCCATACGATCGGTTTTCCGTCACATCTTGCGATCAGAAAGAAGCGTTTCCGCATGGTCGGCGCTCCGTAGTCCGCAGCGATCAGCTCCCGATACTGCACTTCATACCCCAGTTCAGTAAGCTGCTGCACAAACTTCTCGAATGTCTTCCCTTGCTTACTCTTAATCGGATGGCGTTTTCTGTTCAGTGGTCCCCACGTCTTGAACTCCTCCACATTCTCCAGCATGATCACTCTCGGGCGAACCATCCCCGCCCACCTACACGCTACCCAGGCAAGACCGCGGATGAACTTATCCTTCGGCTTTCCACCCTTCGCCTTGCTGAAATGCTTGCAGTCCGGCGAAAACCACGCCAGCCCGACCGGATGACCTTTACAGGCTTTCACCGGGTCCACCTGCCATACATCCTCGCAGTAGTGTGTTGTGTATGGGTGGTTCGCCTTGTGCATCTTGATTGCTTCCGGATCGTGATTGATGGCGATATCCACGCAACATCCCGTTGCGTCTTCTATCCCGGTACTCGCCCCGCCTCCTCCGGCAAAATTATCCACTATCAACTCTCCGTTAATCATCTTTCCCTCCTATAATCTTCAAATCGTTTCACAGCCGCAAATGCAAAACGCGAATTCACCCAGCGCTGCAAGCGTTTTAGATCGCTTCCTGACTTCAGCTTATGCTTATCGTAGATCATGACATAGGGGCTATATCCAAGGTCTCTCAGCGTGTAAATACGGTCAAGATCCTGTTCCAGAGTCGTGTTGAATCCGCATAGTACATATACACTCATTTTTCTGTAATCCCATTCGGTTTCCTTTTTGAACATTTCGAACTTTGGTACGATTTTTTCCTTATCTTCGTACCGGTCCCATGCGAAATGGATTTGTTTAATCTTCATCTCCTTGAGATACTGGGCTTTCTCTGCTGTCATGATTCTGATATCGCACCCTTGTGAAAAATCCACCCATGCTCTGCTGGCAATGAGCTGTTGGCTCAGATCTTTCCAGTCACGACAGGCGAACATATTCGGATCCAGAAGCACTATATTCTTTTGTCCGGCCCAGAACTCCGATAAATCAGCCACTTTCCGACTGCGCCGCCCCTCTTTGTGTCCGACAATGCAAAAATCACAGCCCCGCGGGCATCCACGAGTGAGAAAACCATACGCCGTATCCTTGCACAGATCCGGGTATAAGTCATAGTCCGGGTAGATATGCTCAATTTCCTCCGGCAACGGATCCCCGCCAGATGGGTATGTATATCCGGTACCGCCTCGTATGATCTCCGTAGCGTTCACAGGATGCGGATAATCTGGAGTAAAGGTGAATACCTTGCTCATATATACTTTATCTGGCGGGTTTATCCACGCTGTCAGCGGATCGTACCACTCTACCGAATCGTCTTTCCGTTTATGCCATGCTGATAGCTTCATGAGGGGAAGATTTGGAAAATTATGCCCATCAACATCAATCAGCGCTACTCTCATTACTTCTCCTTGTTTTGATTAAATGACAAACATTTCGTCTCTATCATACGATTGCTCTGTATAATACTCGCACTTATTTGCTCTGCTATAACGCACGTCTCTATATGATCTACCTTCATTTGCCATCACCTTCCATACGCACATCTTCCGGTTTCCAGTTCTCGCATCTCAGTTCTTCTCCTGCCTTGGCAGGCATACTCATACAGGCAGTTATCACAGCGTTCTTTTTCCATGATTTTTCTCCTTCCTCATCTCATCGTTTTCCTGCTCTACTTTCGCAAGCTTCGTGAGTATGGCTTTCATCTCCCCGTTGATCGCAATCAAATCCCCCAGCTCCTGCCCGATCGGCTTCCAGAGGTGTAAGCAGTTCTCAACCATGTTGACGTACTCGCTCTTTTTAGGGTGTATCTCGTAAGCTTCTTCGCTGTCCCGGAAAAAGGTTTCCTTAAGAACGCACATATCATCCCATGTGGGGATTCTTAACTTTTTCTTCGGAGAAATACTTACATGCTCCATTCCAGCCTCGTTCTCGCTCCAGATTACGCTGCACGTGCCACAGTCTGGCAACTTGATCCATGCCATATGCATCGGGAACATGATATTGTGTCCCCATATGTGCTTGTTGCTTAAGATTTCATTAAGATCTCTCATCTATCACACCCTCCCTATGCTTGTCACAATCATCCAGAATCCAAATTCAGCCGCCGCAGATGTTAACGCTAAAGTTACCAGAAACACAATCGCGCCTTTTACGTCCTCATCGTCACAAGCCATCATGACTGACATAGCTACGCCTATCGCCATCACGATGAGCCAAAAACCAATTAAAAATCTAATCATTCCTCTTTCTCCCTGTACGGTTCTGGCAACGGCATCCAAGCAACGATTTCTTTGGCGTATGCGAAATCGTTATCCACCGGGCGGAATTTTATGCCCTCCTGTGATGTGCCGCCACACTCAGCGATGTCTGGAATTGAAATTCCCTCAAGTGAAACCAGCACCATCGATCCGGATTCCGGTAACCGCTCCGTCACCGGAATCCACCGCGTTTTCTCCTGCGCTTTCTCGATCTCCTCCGACAGCTTCGCAACCTTCTCCAGCATCTTCCTTGCTTCTTCCTGTGTCTCCGTATTCAGCTTGCCAATCTCGTCCGGCATCAGCCCAGTATCCTCGTAGTCCTTGAGCCTGCATAATGCTCCGTAGAGCTTCCGCCACACTTCATCGGTGATCTCTGCACCGGGTGTGATCTGCTTCCAGTCCACGCCCTTCAATCCCCAGCTTCCGTTATTTCTCTTTTCTGTCAGTCTGTTCATTCTCTGCCTCCCACAACATTCTATCCACCGCCAGCTCAAGGATTCTTATGATTGCCTGGAACTCATTGCGAGTCAACAGGCATCCCTTTGTCATGTCATGGATAATCTTTCTTAAGTATCTATTATCACTTGTTGTTACCAGTTCATTCCCCGTCATACTCGCGCCTCCGGTTCCTTCTTTTTCGCTGAAAACACAATTTTCATAGTAAGCTCGACGTCACCACAGTCCAGCGTCATAATGCAATTATCGGTTTTGTTTTCCATGCACATTTCTAAGATGTCTGCAAGCCCTTGCTGAAATTCTCTCGAAAACTCTTTTTCCATCACTCACACCTCCCACAAGAATTTATTCCACTTCACGATATCATCCCAACGGAAGCTCTCTTCGCATCCAGTCCGCCCAGGATGCGGGTTCATCAGTCTTGCATGAACAAAATGTGGATAAACTGCAATCACTTTTGCTTTTCTGTGGACTTCCGTTCTGTTGTTGCAAGCTTCTTTTGATCCTCCTTTGAGCGTCCACACCGTCAGCCGATCTCCGTGCTTAACTTTTTCCTTTGCAGATGCAACACGTGACATAAAAATCTGTGCCTGTGTGTACCTCTGCAACTTTGTTTCATTTGTTCCCAACTGCATTTCTTCTCCTCTGTTCTTTCCGGAGCCCGTTCATCACGGACTTCCTCACTTCGTCCCATCTCTCGCGGAACTCCTCATCCACAAGATCCTCAAGCTCGCCCTCGACATGGATCAAGTATCTGCCATCGTGCAGTCTCCCCGCTTTCGCCATGCTCGGAACTCGTCCGACAGGTGCGCCGATCAGATCCGCGACCTGCTGCCGTGTTGCCTTGTGGCAGATATCTTCTCCGGTCGTGAGGTCCTTCACTCCGTATGCAAGCATTTGCCCACCTCTTTTCTTTTGACTGCCAGAATCCGCATTCTGACCTTGTCCCATTCTTTTGCCAGTAACTCCTTGCGCGGATGCTCTGCCGTTACCTCGCCACACGGCATGATGATATATCTCCTCTTGCAACGCTGCCCACGCCCGGCATACTGTGAAATATGGTCCAGATCAACATCAATCAGATTACTGACTTCCCGGCACCGAAGCCCTTCTCCGATCATCACGCCGGTTTTTGTGTCCAGTACATCATAGAGCTTTGCTCTCATTCGTTCCACCTCCCTGTCAGCCGCAGCCAGTCGTAGAACTCTGCCACGGTTTTCCTCTGGTATGCGTAAAAATCATCCGATTTTGCCGGGACCCCGCGCTTACGATCCAGCCGATCATATCCAACACCCTCCGTCAGGCTCTCGTAAATCAGCAGTTCGAGCCCCGGAGCGTTAGAGATTGCACACTGGAAGAGTCTCAACCGGTCCTCTCGTCCCATCTTCCGGCAGTAATCCCGGACGCGCCTGACATCATCCGGCGGGATCCCATACTCGCTATACCCTCTGTCTCTCGCTCGCATAACGCTCCTTTCCGACTATGTGCCGCTCCTGCTTGCCATTTCCTGGGCAATCAGAGCATCATAGTCATAATCCCGCTGCTGGAAGTTGGCAAAGCGGTTCCTGGGCTTCTCAGCGCCTTTGGCGGTCGATTCCTGCCGCTGGCTCTGGCTTCTTGCCCAGTTCCTCACTGCTGCTTTCCAGTCTTTCATCTTGTTTTTCCCGACATACCAGTTTTTTGATTTGTAAAAATCAACAAAACGATCAGCATCCACGCTCAAGCCCTTTTCCCGGCAATATTCCCTCACATCCTCCGGGGTGGGTGGCGCGAAGCGCTTTTCTTTAACACTCTTTAGAGTGTTTTCTTTTGTATCATTTACATTATCATTTACATTTACATTAGGTTTTTCGGTTTCTAACCTATGGTTTTCTGATTCGATAACCATAGGTTTCTCATCTTCACAACCATTGTTTTTAGGTCTGCCGCCCATCATGCCGTTTGCTTTCCGCTTAACGTTGGCATCTATCTGCGGTTTCGCCATCTGAAATATGACTTTCGCCATTGCGTTCGCGTTCTGATCCGGCGCCGTATCGTCCAGACCATAGTCAATGATCGCCCACAGCGCCTCTAACTGCTGTTCTTTCGGCATCAGCTTGATTGCCTCAGCGAATGAGCTATAAAAAACCATGCTGTCTCTCGTCATCGGCTCACCTCCTCAAGCTCTACTGTGATGTAAGGCTCTTTCTGGGTGACGGAGAAGGTGTCCGTGAATCCGCAAACCTCTTTCCATCCATCGTTGGCAAGCACTCCGCACTCCACCAGCGCGTCCTGAATCACTTTATGCCCAAAACCGGCGATGTTATCGAGATCGCGCCGCCGGTTCGGCTCGTACCAGTGATAATGGATGATGACCGGGTGCTTGATGTGTACCCCGCGGAACTTATTGCGGATGCAGAAGACTACCCAGTCCTGTTCCTTCCGTTTCATCCTGCCGCCGCCTTTTGCGTTTCTCCGGCAGGAATCTATGTATTCGTTGAGCCCTCTCATCCTCCCGGGGATCGTGAAACTGTACTTCATGTGTCCATCTCCATCTGCTGTACTCTACTTATAAGTTTCTGAGCGCCTCTGCATGACTTCCGTATGGACTTCGCCCTGCGGTTCTGCCCTGTTACCCATTCAACGGCTTCTGTGACTCCCTGTGCGTCCTCTGTGGCAATGTAGTAGCCACTTCCATCGGTGGCGGAAAGTATCGGGTCTTCTTCTCTGAGCCGCTCGATGCATTCTCTTATCAGCCGGTCCGGGTATCCTGTCGATTCCACGATCTGCCTGCGGCTGACCGCATTCTCTTTTCCTATGCCCAGCGTATTGTACACGATGAGCATAGCAAGATTCATGTCTACTTTCTCTTTCATTGCTCCTCCTTTCCGCCCCGGATCATGCCGGGGCTTGAGGTATGTATTAAAATGGCACTCGATAAGATGCTGTGACATGTAAAGGTGCCATTTGGAGGTTGTTTGTCAAAAACGTTCGGCTGCCTTTGCAATCCGCATAAAATCCAGCTCGCTGTTACCGTCATATAAGTCGCATACCATGTCTAAAGTATCATCATCAAAACCGGCGGACTCCATCTGGTTTACGAGTTCGGCATCACATGTATACCGTCCCGGTCCGATTCTTACCCACTCATTGGAAAATGTCCCACGTTCTGTCTGTATCGTCTCTATGCAACCTGTGTCTGTTGTTTCAATCGTATATTTCATTCTTGCCCTCCTATTTTCCTTACAAGTACGATTCCCCAAACTTCGTTATGAAGTCCGCTCTGCTGCCGTGATTTTTTTCATAGTCTCTCTGGCAGCGCTGTTTCAGATACTTATCAATTTTCAAGTTCTCTTTCGTGCGCTTGAACATCGCCCCGTTCGGGTGCAGTGTCGGGTGCAACGGGATCACATATCCGTACACTTCCGATCTGCTGCGGTTCGCGGCGCCAAAAACATGATGCCGTTCCACTTCCGGGGATCCCGTGAAAAAGCAGTGATCCATGTCATCTGTGAAGATGCTCCATAATCTCTTAGCCATGTTTGCCGCCTTTCTGCGCTTCATACGCGTCCATGAGCCGCTTGAACTCGTCCGGTGCGATTGTTGGTATGCCCTGCTCCTTGCATTCGCTTATAAGCCCGCTCAGGAGCTCAGAGAACTCTTTCGTATCATAATCATGCGATCCGCGAAGGAGATAGTATACTCTGTCACGCTTTCCGTTCCGCTCGATCGTCTGCGATGTGGGGCGGATGTGATACTCTTCCGCCTCCAACGCTTTCTGATAGGCTTCATCGGTGTCCGGGATCCGGAGCGGTACGCACTGCCCCTCGATCATCTCAAGCTGACCATACCGTCTTAACAGTTCGTTATGCATACACGGCTTGCTGACTTTCAACACTTCCGCAAGCTCACTAAGGAGCTTCCAGTACATTCCGTTCGCGTCAAGGCTCCGCTTCTTCCGGTACTGTTTCACAATCACCGTCAGGAGCTTGTCCTTGATCTTGTCGATCCCTGCGATGATGTCGCCGTCAACCTCGAATGTGAGGTTCCATTTTCCGCTCACCCAGTCCTTCGCGACTCCCTTGAGCTTTCCGGTACATTCCATGCGTCATCACCTCAATTCCACGGCAGGCCCTCATCAGCCTTGTCTGGGACTTCCGGCGCAGGCTTATCTGGCTTGCCCTTAAGGATATCCATAGCCTTTTTCCAGTCCTCAAACGTCAGATCATGTACATCTGCGACTTTATAGGTCTGTAAGATTCCTTTCAGCCCTATGCCGGTCCGCTGAAGCTCGGCGAACAGCGCGTTGACATATTTGGCTTCCAGTGTTGGCTTTGCCGGTTTACTCGGCGGCGGTGTCTCTGCATCCGGGTCCTTCATCTCCTCGGTCGGGATGCAAAATGTCTGGAAGCAAGCATACTTGAACGCTGAGCTCATCGCTTTATTACTTGCCTTATCACCGCTGTCCATTCCTTCTCCCGGCACTATCGTGTAAATGGATGAGCCGTCTTCCGCGTAAAAGGTATATTTGACGGAGAGAACGGAATAGATAATATTTTTTCCATTCGCTGTCTGACGTTCTTCGCGCTTTTGGCTGACTACTTCCGGCACCATAAGAAGCTTATGCTTGATAAATGCCGGGTTGAGTGCGTTCATAACATCATCAACACCGCGGTACATGTACTTCTGCTGTTCGTTTCTGCTGTTCTTCCCAACCGCTCCAATCTCTTCCATCACGGCGTTGATCGTCTCGAAAATGTTCTTTTTCTCTGCCATAAGCACTCCTTACTTGATCTGAAGGTTCTGCCGGATGACAAGCCTTGCACCTTCGATCTCCTCACCATTCTTCAATGCCTTTTTCAGTGCTGTCTTGTCTACGGTCGGATCAGAATACTTGATGTAATCTTCCGGCAATTCAAACACATTGCCAACATACTCAACCGCTTCTGACTTTCGCCATGATGCTGACACCCTTGCCGTCTGGAACTTCTGCCCGTTGAGAACGCCACTGACATACTTCTTAAGGCTTTCGGCTTTCGCTTCCACTCTTGCCTGACGATCAGCGAATGCCATTTTCTCCTTTTTCAGTGCCTCCGCATCCGCCTGTAAGTTCTTGATCCACAGAAGAACGTTCTCCGTTTTCTCCTCAAGTTCCATCTGCAAGCCGTCAATGGCTGCATATGCGGCGTTCTCGATGACCTCGCCCGTCTCCGGATCCACCGCTTCCTCGTATGCCTGCTCAAGAGCGGCGTTAATTTCGTACAGATTCATATGCTATCTCCAATTCTTTCACTCTGTTCTCGTTTCTTTCGTTTCTATGTTTGATCCGGCGGTTCATATCTTCCCGGCATCTCTCACAGAGGAGCCCGCCATCCTCCAGATATGCGCCGCAGATATCACACCTGTCTAGCATCCTGCAACTGCTTCCTTTCCTCTTTAAGATCTTTGAGTAATTCATCATAGTCCCCGCGAAAGTCTTCAAACGCATACAGCATCTTAGTTGGTTGACATGGGTCATACGGGTCTTTGCAGATGTAAGCCCAACACCCATTTGACACACCAGAAAATTCGAACCTCGCTGCTACTGTGAGTCTGTCGATGTCCATCACTACATCCAACATCTCGTGGATCTTCTTTCTTCTCAGCTTCTCATCCTTCTTTTCAAGTCTCTTCTTCATTCCATTTCCTCCATCCCATACATCATTGGTATCATCGCCAGCGCCGCCAGCACTCCCGCCACACCCATCGTGGAATAAGGCACTGTGATCGCGAACACTCCCCAGAAGCCACATGCGAGTGTTACGATCCGCGCGAGGTACTTGATCGCCTGCCGAATCATCATCTGACGTTTTTTTGCTCTGAGCCGCTTCTCAGCTTCCAGGCGGCTCATGATTAAGATCATTGATTTCATCTCATCCCCTCCTATCTATTCATCCATGCGGCGATGATCCATGCCAAGTTGCTTCCCATCGCGAACGCCGCCGTTATTGTCCACGCGATCATCCACTTGATTGTTTCCATTCTCGCCTGCGCGATCACTTCGCTTGCCAGCGGACTATCTTTTGTGCTCTCATCCATCTTTATTCACCTTTCTTGTCGTGTTTTTCTCTCTCGATCCGGTCCGCCCATACACACAGCCATGCAAGTGTTGCAACAGCCCCGACCATAGCTCCCAACAGGAACATCGTCATTCCGTCCACCTCCCTTACAGATAATCCGCTTTCTCGCTGTCTGAGACCTTGCCGATCTGCATCAGCCGCCACAGCTCTCCGGAGCGGAAGGTGGATGGATCGCGGAGGCGATTGTAATAGGTTCCGATCTTGAGTCCTAAGCACTTCGCCATCTTCTCATTGTCATACTGCTTCTGAGCCTTAACTTTGGCGATCAACACGCGGATGTTGTCGCTCTTCTCTTTCCCATACGTAACCTTCATGCTCTCACCCCTTTATTTGTCTTTCTGATCCTTACAGGCTTCCGTGTTGCAGTCGATCACTCCAGCCATATAGCCGAGGATATAATGCTTTTTATCTTCCGGGAGCTTGTCGATCTGTGTTGTTACATCTCTGATAAGGTTTCTTTTTTCGTCTGACATATACTCGCCCCTTTCGGTCGTTCTATTCTTCAACTTCAAGGATGTCTGTCACATCGACATCCAATGCACGGGCAACCTTTCCCAGTGTTGCCGGTCTCACGTCTCGTCCCATAATCACATTGTTTACTGTCGGTCGAGGCATGGCGGACTTTTTTACCAGATCCCCCGTGCTCATGCAGGCTCTTGCCATCACAAGTTCAAGCTTTTTTCGGTTTACTTTCATTTTCATCCTCCTCGTGATTCTTATTTATTGAATCTGTTTGAATCTTTATAATTGCGCTCGCCGCTTGTTTGTGCTATTATGGTTATGCCTAATGGCAAAAGGAAGGAGTGGTCTCCCATGACCAAACTTTTGACTTTGCCTGCTCCCTTTGCTTTTAATCCGTCCGCACTGATACCTAGACAGTTAAAACAGGTTAAAGACGGCTCTGGCTGTTTTGTCAGCGATTAGGCATGTTGCAGATTCAAGACTGCGAAAGTGACAAGGTGCTTCAAGAAGCGACCAGTGTCGTTGGTTGCGATTTTTTAATCTGCAAAGCATATAGGGTAAACAAACTTGATGATGATCTGGTGGGAACGACACTCCCATCAGATTTTTTCATTTGCGGCAAGCGCTCAAGGTTTTTTGATTACCTTGTAATCATAATATAGCACACTAAGTAATCATTGTCAATCTATTTTGATTACTTTTTTAACTTTTTGTGTTTACTTTTAAATATAGGGATGCTATAATTAAATACGGAAGGAGGTGGAACGCTTGAATGTACGCTTTAAAGAACTGCGGAAAGCATTGGGCATGACCCAAGAAGAATTCGCCGCAAAGATGAATCTTTCGAGGAGCTATATCAATCTCATAGAAATGGGAAAGAAGGTTCCTGCTGAGCGAACCCTTAAAGACATCTGCCGGGAATTTAAAGTCAATTATGATTGGCTCGTGAACGGAACCGGGGAAATGTTCCAGGATGACGATAGCGATGCGCAGGCTATCGTGGATTCCGTCATGACGGGAGACAACGAGTTCGCCAAGAAGATTCTTGTACAGTTCGCAAGGCTGGACGAAAGCCGCTGGCGGCAGATCGAAGAGATCTTGAATGAACTCAAAAAAGAATAGTACGAAAAAAGGAAGAGCCGAGGATTGATTCCACGGCTCTTCTGTTATTCTCTCAGATAAAGATACAATAATAATTTGTATACCCGTTTCAACGTCTGATCCGTCTGCACCTTCTCCAGCAAGTCGATGATTTTCTTCTTATAATCCATCTTCGTCCCTCCATTATCGAAAAATGTCAAAATTGAACAGTAATATTGCCTTTACTTCAATTATTTGTAGTGATATGATGAGTATATGCAAATATTTGAAGTTTATGCATGAGCAAGGAGGAAAACAGTATGATATGTCCAAAATGTGGAAGCGAAGATGTGAAAGTTCAAGTTGTATCGGAGGAAGTTGTGAGAGTTCATAAGCACGGTTGGGTATACTGGCTGTGTGTTTCATGGTGGATATGGATCTTTAAAGCTATGTTCTGGTTGCTTACATCGCCCTATCAGCTTTTGAAGGGTGCAAAAGGAAAAACTGAGAAGTATTCCAACACCGAGCATTCCACCATGTGTGTATGCCAGAAATGCGGGCATACATGGAAAATAAAATAATTTTAGAGGTGTAAAAGTATTATGAGAAAGAAGATCTATATGATTGCCTTAACAGCTACACTCATGTTATCTGGGTGTGGGGCAGACAAAGCAGCGGAAACCACAGCGGCGCAGGAGACCACCGTTGCAGAGACAACAGCCGCCGAAGAGACCAGCGAGACAAAATCAAACCTCGAAGCCGTTGGAGATGTTTCGGTGGATAAGGGTGTATTTGATGTTACTCTGAATATCCCGGCCGAATTCGTCGGAGGCTCCACGCAGGAAGATCTTGATAAAAAGGCTGCTGAATACGGCTACAAGGCTACTCTGAACGATGATGGAAGTGCCACATATGAGATGACGAAGAGCCAGCATGCGGAGATGATGAAGTCGTATGCGGACAGCATCAACGAATCACTGGCAAAGATGATCGGCTCCAAAGATTATCCGAACATCACAGACATCACGGCGAACGATGATTTCACTTCCTTCACGATCACAACAAAGAACGCAGAACCGGACTTGAGCGAGTCAATGTCCGTCATGCAGTTATATATGATGTCTGGAGTTTATAATATTTTCAACGGAACTCCGGTCGAGAACGTCCACGTTGATTTTGTGAACGCTGATTCCGGTCAAGTTATTTCATCAACAGACTCAGCAGACAGCAAAAAATAAATTTGCTTTCGCGAATAAAAAAATATTTTTGCACATACTACAAATGAAAAAATCGGTTCAGTGCTGGCACACCAAACCGATTCTATAGCTCCAGAAAGAGATATTCTGAAACCTACACACATAGTGTATCACTTTCTGGACAGCCATGCAAGCGGAATCGAAAGATTCCGGTGGCTGTTATTTTTTTACACTTAAGGAGGTATTTACATGGCAACAGCAAAAAAATTACCGTCTGGATCATGGAGGTGCCAGGTATTCTCACACATTGAGACATCTATTGATCCGAAGACCGGAAAAAAGAAGGACAAACGTATTTACAAGAGCTTCACCTCGGATGTGCCGGGGCCGAAGGGAAAACGTATTGCGGAACAGATGGCGGCTCAATGGGCCGCTGAGAAGGAGAATGCAACGAGTGTGCAGAATCTCACGTTGGGGGAAGCGATCGACCGTTACACTGATGAGCGGTTGTCCCTGCTATCACCCAGAACGGTTATGGACTACCGCCGGACCCGGAAGAAGGACATGCAGGAGCTGATGAATCAGAAGGTGCCTACATTGACGCAGGAGCAGGTGCAGGTTGCAATCAACGCCTTTGCCGCAAATCACGCACCCAAGACAGTGCGTAACGCTCATGGACTGATCGCTGCTGTTTTAGGCGTGTATCGTCCGAATTTCGCTTTGAACACCAAGCTCCCGGAAAAAGTACGCCCGAAGATCTACGTGCCTACAGACGCGGAGATACAGCGTCTTATGGAGTGTGCAAAAGGGACAGAGTTGGAGATCCCGATCCTGCTTGCGGCATTCGGTCCGATGCGGCGCGGGGAGATCGGTGCGCTGACATCCAACGATATCTCCGGAAACATGGTCCACATTACGAAGAATATGGTCTTGAACACGGAACGTCAATGGATCATAAAAACGCCGAAAACTTACGCCGGTGATCGCTATATTGATTTTCCGGACTTTGTAATCGAAAAGATAAAGGGGAAAAAGGGAAGGATCGTTTCGCTGGATCCGAATCAGATCACAAGGAAGTTTCATGATCTTCTCAAGAAAAATAAAATGGAGCTGTTCCGCTTCCACGATCTCCGGCACTACTCCGCATCCATCCAACATGCATTGGGGATCCCGGATGCCTATATCATGAAGCGAGGGGGATGGGGGAACGATGGAACCCTAAAAGAAGTGTATCGCCATACAATGGATGACAAAACCATGTCGATGAATGAGATAGCAAACACGCATTTTTCAGAGTTATGCAACACGAAATGCAACACAAAATAAAAAGAAGCCTGTAAATACAAGCTTCTTTCAATGCCGGTGACCGGACTTGAACCGGTTTATATGGATATAAAGGGATTCCTTGAAA